AAATGTCTATACTGCACCAACAACATCATCTTTTATTATGTATCAGCTTAATTATAATGGTACAACCGCAATTGACCCAGTATATGTTGGATTAGCGGTGTTTAGATAATTTAAAAAGGAATCAAAATGACACAAGCAATTATTTTTACTAACAACAATGGTGGTGTATCTGTTTGCATCCCTACTGGCGAAATCTCAATCGAAGCAGTATTAGCTAAAGACTGCCCTAAAGGTGCAATGATTGTTGAGCAATCTGCACTTCCTAACCAGCACAATGACTTCTTTGATGCTTGGGAACTGGTAGACGGCAAGGTAGAAGTTAGCCTAGCCAAAGCTACAGAAATCACCAAGAAGCGTCTAAGAGCAGAGCGTGAGCCTTTGTTAGCCGCACAAGATGTAGCTTTCCAAAGAGCCTTAGAAACTGGTGCAGATACATCCGCTATTGTTGTTGAAAAACAGCGTTTGCGTGATATTACTAATTTCTCTGCAACTACATTAGACGAATTGCGTAGTCTTAAAGCTGGAGTGTAATTATGCCATTAGAACTTAACGGAACTACTGGGGTACAAGGCAATAGTGGTGCATTTGTTGCTGGTACTGCCGTAGCTTCTACTAGCGGTACAAGCATTGACTTTACTAGCATACCTAGCTGGGTAAAGCGTGTAACTGTAATGTTTAGCGGTGTAAGTACAAATGGAACTTCTCAGCCATTAGTTCAAGTTGGAAATGGTAGCGTAGTTACTAGTGGATATACAAGTGCATTTGGTGACATTAATGGTTCAAATAGTTGTAATTTTGCATCAGCAACAACTGGCATTAATTTTAATGGTCGTTATGCAGGTGGAGCTGCAAGCGCAGTTTATGGTATGTTAATTCTTACGCTTGTTGGTAGCAATACATGGGTTGCATTAGGTAATACTACTAGCAATTCGTATTCTTATTCAGGTAGTGGGCAAATAGCTCTTTCAGGCGCACTAGACCGTGTTCGCATTACCACAGTAAACGGCACAGACACATTTGACGCTGGTTCTATTAACATACTTTACGAGTAAATTATGAACTTTACATTTACATGGATTTTAGACAAATTTGGCTTTACACCCAAAATTGAAACATTTGACTTTCCTTTTACACCTAAGCCTGCTGCCAAAAAAGTAGCTAAAAAGACCGTTAAAAAAGCGACTACACGCAAACCTAAGTGAGCAGACATGGCAGACCTAGACAAAGATGTTGTTAAAGAAGCTATTAAAGAATGGCTTAATGAGAAAGTTACCCAGTTTGGTTGGTTTTCATTAAGAACTATTGGCTATGCTTTAGTTGCTTTACTAGGTTATCTGTGGCTAAGTACGCACGGCTTTCAATTGCCTAAATGATTTTAGAAACCATTATTGGCGCATTAGTGCCTGTAGGAATTGATGGCATTAAGTCCCTGATTGGGATGTTTACGGGCGGTGTAAAGCCTTTAAATGTTGATGACCAAATAAAGCTAGACCAAAACGACATAGCCAAGCTAGAAGCCATTGCAAAACTAGACAACCCTTACGGGCAACCTAGTCAATGGGTGGTAGATTTAAGGGCTTCTAGTCGCTATTTAGGCGCATTGTTTGTCATTGTTGTAGGCATAGGCACTTTGTTCCTGCCAGTACAGCCTGAAATTCAAAGAATAGGCATAGAAGCCGCCAACATTGCTTTTGGTTTCTTGTTCGGCACACGCATTATGGCTAATTTGAAAAAATGACGTTAGAGCAGTTAGACAAATTGGGTTTAGATCATAAGTGGCTAGAACCCTTAAACGAAACCTTTGTTAAATACGAGATTAACACCCCGAAACGTCAAGCCTGCTTTATCGGTCAATGTATGCACGAATCAGGCGGTTTTAAAAATCTTACTGAAAACTTAAATTATTCTGCTGTTGGTCTAATGCGAACTTGGCCTAGTCGCTTTCCTGATATGGAAACGGCACTAAAATATGAGCGTAACCCTGAAAAGATCGCGTCTAAGGTCTATGCAGGTAGGATGGGAAACAACACACCTGAAGAAGCTGGTAAATACATAGGGCGCGGTCTAATACAGCTAACTGGAAAAGAAAATTATGCAAACTGCGGACTTGGTTTGGGTGTGGATTTGCTTGGGCATCCTGATTGGCTGGCTACTCCTAAATATGCGGCTCTAAGTGCTGGCTGGTATTGGAACAAGAAAAACCTTAATGCGCTGGTCGATGATATTGAAACTATGACCAAACGCATTAACGGGGGGACTATCGGTTTAGATGACCGCAAGGCCAAAATAAATATGTGTCTTAACGCTTTATCCTAAAGTTCTCCAAAAACCGTAAGCAAACACAGCTACAAACAACATACCCCCACAGAACGCACCAAAACCGCTGAAATCAGACGATTCGGGTCTTTTTATGGCACTAGCATAGTCAGCATCTTTAAACGCTTCTGAAGCCGATTTATAGGTTTTACCCATCATTCCATGTGATCTTGTGCTCATAATAGATACCATTCCCTTTCTTGGCGATTAGTGTCGCTTTTAACAGTTTTGCCAGTTAAAGCAATAATTCCTTGTTTTTCTAATTCATTTAATCGTCTAGATACTTGGTTATGGTCTAACCCAGCCCTTTTGCCAATTAAAGTTTTACCTGCTGCTGATAACTTTAAAGCATCAATTATTAAAGCGTAATGGGCTGACGGATTCATTGCCTTTGCTGCAAGGTGCGATGTATAGGGATCGCTATTTCTAGCTTGCGGGGCATAGCTAATAATGTAATCACCATTCTTTGCCATTTCGTAATCGGTCATCTGTTTCATTGCAACACCCTTGGGCTTGGTGGTGTCGGTGGGCTAGGTGGTACGCTGTACATAGTAGTTCCAATTACGCCTGTGGTGTAACCGCTAGGGGTTCTAAAAACAACCTGATTAGGGTAGATTGTGGCCGTTTGGGTTGTGTAGCCCATCGGGTTTACAAACTGGGCTGTGTTGCCCTGTATCTGAACCGAACCCACATTGTAGCCACGCGCATCTGTCATAGGATAAGTCTGCGCTTTAGCTGGTACACCGTAGGCCATCATCCCACCCAGTACAGCACCTAATAAACACGCTCCGATAAAGTCTTTCATTTTGATTCCTTTAGTTGGGTGGCAGGCCATAGACTTCTTAGAACTGAAATCTCTGCGAGCCATAGAACTGAATAATGCCTATGGCCTACCGTTGAAAATTAAACCAATTTTGGCCTTTGAATTACAGTTTGCTTGACGCCATTACGAACACCGTGATCTTTAATTGTGGCTTTAATAGTAGCTGTTTCGCCTTTGTTTGGAAAACCAATTGCGTAGCCTTTGTAAATAACAATGTTTTTGTCAGCATCTTCACAAATATTAATAAAATTTGTGCCATATGAGCCATTAATTTCAACAACATGGACACAAGTAAGGGCCAAAGTAACTTTTTCGCCAACAACACCAATATGCTGGCGAGTTGCATCTAAAGCCGCTTGTTTGCTTTTCCATTCAGCTTTGCGAACAATGCGGTCAGCGATACATTTACGAACAGCTAAAACTTGTTTTTCAGATAGCTTGCCATATGTAGCGTAAGCAGAAGCTAAAGAGCCAACAAAACCTTCTTTGTAGCACTTAAAATTGCCTTCATCGTCATAGGTGCGGCCATCAGCTAAAAAACTTTCAATGTCAGCAAAATCTTCGTAAGTTTTGCAAAAGGTCTTGTTTGCATTAGCAAGGATGCGAGCCTTTGTAGCTTTGGCATAAGCATCAGGATTTTCTATTACTGTGTAACCACAAATTGCTGTCATTTTGTATCCTTTTCTATCTCACTCGTTATTGAGTACAACCAGTTTAGTTAAGCCAACTTAACAATGCAAGTGTTATTTTATAGGGACATACCCTAATATGTAAAAAAACAACATATACAAAATGTAGGGTATTTTATACATTTACCGACAATGTGTATAAAAAAGGGCTGTATTTGGCAGTTGCTAACTGTTAGGTGGAAAGCCGCAAAAATCCTAACTTACTGCATCCTACATTGGCGGCTTAACGCCCTAAAAAAGGTGGGGTACTCGCTCCGTGATGCTTTCCCCCGATACTACAAGTTGTTCTTGATCTGATAGACCCTTAACAAGTGCTGGAAGCACTCCCAACTCTTTTGAAGCTGGGCTTCCTCTATTTCTACTAATTTTACTTGGTTAGTCGTGCCATTGACAAACACGATGGCGCACCGTGCGTTGGGCAAGTTTAGGCCTTCGCGATAAGACGCTAACTGTAGTTCATGCTCAAAATATACATCAACCTTGTCTAAATCGGTATCCTTTGTCTTGAAATCTACAACAAAGCCTGTTCCCTGACCGTTGATAGGTTTAGCCATTAAGTCTACGCGGCCACCATAGCCTAAATGATGAGCAAACGACTTTTCACACAGCCAAGGCTGCTCGCCAAATGCGTCTTTTAAAACTTTGTCAATAGCATCAAGGTACAAAGGTTTCTCAGGCATATAGACCTGCTCAAACCAGTTCTGAATAATCCCGTGAATTGCCGTGCCACGATTAGCGGCTTGATAACCCGTTTCGCGACTGTCCTTCATAACCCTAGCCAACCACTCCTGTTCGCTTTCCTGTGGCTCTCTAGGCAATGTTAAAGCGGACAATAAGACTTGTTGCTGTTTCCAAGTATCTAACCCTGCTTTGGACATAATGTTAATGATGGTGGTAGTGCTGGGCAAAAGCCCTTCTTTCCTTGCATCACGCAAAGTCGTAGGTCTTTCCCCAGTTTTACCGATGGTAGTGTAAGCAGGCGTACCCTGACGGGTATACCAATGGCCCGATTCGGCTATTTTTTCTTTAACTATCATCAGAAAGGTATATCCGAAAGGTCGCTATCTTCAATAGTTACTTTGTTTTCATCTTTAGCTTTCTGACCACGCCATTCGCTTGATTCTGTAATCTTTTCGCGGTAATACTTAGGCAACGCATCGTACTTAGCTTGATCGAACTCAGCTAACCAAAAATGAACTGGGGCGTTAATACCTTCAGGCTGGTGGGCGCGAAGTGCTGACGGTACAGGGCTGATGCCTGAAATATTGGCATAACGGCCATCTTCGCTATGTGTAATATTTACCATGCAAAATTTCCCTAGCAAGTTTTTAAGGTCAAAATTCTTGCGATCTTCCGCAGTCATCTTTTTGTTAGACCATGCTTCTAAGTCTTGACGCAATCGCGCTTGCTCTCCAAGGCTTACGGTATAACGTTTAGACACGATTAGTGGTTTGCCGTCATCCGTAGTCAATGGCGCATCGCTATCATCTTTACCGTGCAATTCCCAAGTCAATACGACTTTGTGCATGATCTTGGTTTCGCCAGCCCATTCGGTAGCTTGATGCCCTAGGTCAATGACCGAGTACAAACGGGCCATGTGGTTACCTGCTGGGGCAATTTTAAATTCTTTTGAGTTATCGCTGATTATCATTTGTTATCCTTAGTTAATAGTTTTCTTACTACATTACGGCAATATGCTGTGGCTGCTGACGCATCAGAATCACTTACTGTAAGCCTTGTTGTGTCCTTAATAGATGAATCAAACACCTTTAAAACCCTAGCCATAAGGTCGTAACGATTACCTACCGAAGCCCTTTTATCGCTTACTTGACGAATAAAAGATTGGGCAACATTAGGCAATTCGTTAAACTTTTGATGGCATAGGTTTGAATACACGCTTTTAATGTATTGCTGGTTATGACCGTCAAGAATCATACAAGTAGCTACAGTCCTGATAGGTGCAGAAGATAATACGGCTATGCTTTTACCGCAATACTCGACCAAGTTATCGTGAACTTCACCAACGCCTGTGTTATAGATGTCAATGATTTGGTCTGCGCTAGTAACTGTATCGCCACCGTAAGCTAGTCTAGCCAGCACACGGCATACTTCAGCAGTTCTTTGGCTAATACCAGTTAGATCAGCTAATGTACGCTTGATGCCATTGTCTAAAACTTTATACGCATCATCACGAACACCAGTAGTGACTATCATTTGTACTGGAATATTAGCTTCAATGATGGCTTCTAAACGGTGTTGGCCGTCTAATAGTTTGCCTGACTTAGAAAACGCTACACCTTGATGGGTAGGAATCCACTCGCCACGCTTAATCATATTGGCAAGTCCTGAAACCCACCAACCTCTCTTATTACGGTTATCGGTATTTTTTAATAAATACCCTTTTGCCATTTCAGGCGTTACAGTCTGAAATTGTGGGTTCATTTGCTGCTCCTAAAAATAGTTGAAAAGTCATCAAAGACCGCTTTTAAAACAGGGTTTTTGCGTACAGGCGAAGGTAAGCCACACGCATAGCGTAGATCACCGATTTCATCTGCTGTGATAAATACCCCATCTTCGAGGTCTTTAAAGATGCGTTCCAAATGTTCTTGGAAGCTGTTGAAGTCTTGCTCTTGCTCACTCATTTGAGTTTCTCCTAATTTACACGGCTTATGCCGTACTTAGATATTAAGCCAACTTAATTGAGATAGCAATACTTTATTTGCAATATGTTGTAAAAATGTTAAGATAGCTGAATGGACAATACATCAACACGAACAATGATTAAGCTACTAGGTGGCCCTACAAAAGTAGCAAACCTAGTAGGTGTAAGCGTTCCAGCGGTATCTATGTGGCAAAATGGGGTTATTCCTTATGACAAGCTGGTGATCTTAGCTGCCACGCTGGAGAAAGAAAGTCATGGTTTATGGTCTAGAAAACAACTTTTTCCGTTTTCTTACAAAATGATATGGCCTGAATTAGATTGATGTATACTATGTGGGCGGAGTGATGTCTGCTTAGTAGTTACCCATAATACCCAGACCCTTTGGGACTGATCTGAGTGTTTAGTAAATGGAATTATGGGCATTTATTAAGCAACATCATCTTAGATCAGCCCCAAGGGGTTTTTCTATTCTGTCTAGCCCGTTCACAAGCGTGATGCAACGGTAAAGGCTGTAGACCCCCTAGAAACTACTAGCGCAATTGCGCCTTCCCTATCCGTTATTGCTTGGATAGCAAGAAGTACCGCCCTGTATGGATAGACCGATGATGTGATAACGACAGACCTAGGCACGACAAAGACATCGAAGCAATAATTTGAGAAAGAACTCAACAAGACTGACAAGCTATTCCTCATAGTAGGGATAGCTATGTCCTGAATCTAACAATCCTGACGAAAAAACAACACTATTAAAAAATATTTACTCTTAAGTTCACTTAACATATACTTCATCTAGATTAACATTTGGAGTTCAAGATGACTTGGAATCTACGATTAGTAAATATGAGCAGTCCTTATGAGGATTACTTTGAAATTCGCGAAGTTTACTACGACAACATGGGTAAACCTGTTGCTCATAGTAAGGCCGCAATTGGTGGGGAAGATCGTTTAGAGGTCGATAGATACATTGAACTTGCTAAACTTGCCCTTGATAAACCCGTTATAAAGTTTGTAAACCATGAAGATACAAATAAAGATACTAAAGAAGAATAGAGATGGATCAGCCAACGCTCAAGTTGATTTTGACAAAGCAGGCTTGGAAACCCTCATTCAATGGGGGCTTGTCAGTATGCTTACCGAAGCAATTGATCGATATAAAGTTAAACCCGAAGATGATGAAGTACCTATCAAACGCAAAAAATGATCGAAACATTAGTTAAACCCCAGCCTTTAGACAACGATGTAGCTGTAATTAAAATATTACAATTATTAGGTCAGTTGTCTTTAAACGATGTTGCTTATATTTATAAGATAACTTCTAAAATTCAATTATTAATTGAGGATGTAGAATGACTTTTGCTGTGTTTTATGGTTTGTATCCCCGTAAGATGGCTCGTAAAGACGCGGAAAAGGCTTGGAATAAACTTACCCCTGACCAGCAACTTGAATGTATTGAGGCTATGCCTAACTACTTGAAATACTGGAAGATCAAGGAAACCGCTAAAGATTTTATACCATACCCTGCCACTTTTTTAAATCAAGAACGCTGGACTGACGAAATCGACATCGAGCCTTTAAAGAAACCTGAACTACCGTTCTACGCTACCGAAGAATTAACTTTGAAAAAAGCCCAAGAAGTAGGTGTAACTCCCTATGCTGGTGAAGGCTGGCAAGCATTAAGATCAAGGATAAGTCAGAAGATAAAGCAAGTTGAATCCTGATAATTACCTTGTTAGTTGGTATATAGCTGTAGCAAAAAAACGAGGCTGGCCTGAAGTAGTGCGTTTACTGGCGCAATACCCTGAAAAAGAAGAACGCATGAAGATGCTTATTAAAAAGAGATTAGGAAAATGACAAGAGAGATAGACCCCAATAAATGTATAGACTTTATACTAGAAAACGCTGGCAAATTTAGTCAAGCAAAAGGTGAATTAGCCCAACTAGAGTGTTTTAAAAGCAGTTTAAAAAGCATAATGATGCAAAAGTCAGGCGAGCAAACCGTAGGCGCACAAGAGCGAGAAGCTTATGCAAGCCAAGAATATCAAGATTTATGTAAAGCCATTGGTGCTGCTACGGAAAACGCAGAAAAGTTAAAATGGGAACTTGAAGCAGCACGGCTTAGACACGCTACATGGCAAACTTTAGAAGTATCAAACCGCACTCACGATAGGATTTTAAAATGACCACACTAAAAGTAACCGAAGAATTTTTAATCCTTAGACTGCTGTGCAAGATGTTTGATGAATCACTTAAATCTGCAAACCCTACACAGATGCTTGAATTAAGCGTAGACATT